CGTCGGACAGTAAAGCCCAAGTTGGAGCAGGTTGATGGCGATCACTCTTGATGCGACCGTTGGCGGAGCTTCTGCCAATACTTATTTGACCTTGAGTGACGCCCAAGACATTATTGACGGCTTGGTTGAAGATGATGATGTTGCTGCATGGGCAAGTGCAACAACAGATCAAAAGAATCGTGCGCTTTACACCGCAACGCAGCGACTTGATCGTGAGCGGTATCTTGGCGCGAGAGCAACTGACACGCAGGCACTGCAGTGGCCGCGCACTGGTGTTCGCAAGCCTGATACCTACATCAACACTTATGCAGTTGGTTTTCCGTTCAGGATCACCACAGATTATTTCACCGACACGGAAATCCCAGATCAGGTGAAGAAAGCGCAGGCTGTGCTTGCTGTTTACTTAAACAACAACAAGGATGGCATTGGCCTGAGCGGTCTTGAGGATTACAAAAACGTCAGCATCGGCCCAATCAATGTTACGCCCAATCAATTTGGTGCAGTTGGTGCGAATCGTATCCCGCCAATGGTTGAGCGTTATCTGATTGGCCTTAGAATCAGTGGACCAGGCAACATCGCTGTCAAACGGAGCTGATTATGGGTTACAAGTATCCCGGCGCTGAATATATCAGCGACACTGCAGCCCATACCGGACGGTTTGGCAAAGTTGTTGCGCTTGAGGATTCTGTGGTGGCCACGCTGGTCGCTGAAGACATCACCGGCAATGCCTTGACTGCTGTTGTTCTTAAGGCTGACTGTGAGATTTGCGGCGTGATTACTAGCGTCACGCTAACCAGCGGCTCTGTTATTGCTTACAGGCTCTGATCATGGCTCACAACAGCGGCGTAATTGATCCGTCTTATAGCATCGGCGCGGATTTTGTGAATAACACAACGGCCCGCACTGGTCGCTGGAATCGCATCACCATATTGAAAGGCAACACAAGCTTTAGCGCCATTACAGCTGAAAACTGGACTGGCAACAGTCTTGTCGGTGAAGGCTTGCCTGCTGGGTTTGAAATTCAAGGCGTGTTCACTGCCTTTACTTTGAATAATGGCGGCGCTGCTGTCGCATACAAGATCTGATCATGGCAAAATCACACGGCGGCGCAAGTGCAGTTGACTGGTCAGTAGGTGCGGAGGTGATCAACGACACTGCGACGCATACTGGGAAGTTTATGCATATTGACTTTTATGAAAGCAGCACGATCAGCGCGATTGTCAGCACAAATGTGATTGATAACAGTTTTACAGGTGCAAGCGTTGACCAGGGCGCACATTTGACGGGTTACTTTACAAGCATTAAGCTCCAGAATGGAGCTTGTATCGCTTATCGGATCTGATGTCTCTTGCTTCTTCACTGCAGAAAGTTGCCAACAAGGCGATTGGCAGGTTTGGCGGTGACATTACGTTGCAATTTGTAACGACTGCTGCATATGATCCTGTCACCGGAACGGCTAGCGAAAGCACTACAACGGCGACAGTCAAAGGTGTTCTTGAAGGCGTAAATGCTCGGGATGTTAATGACCTCGTTCGAGGTGACGATAAAAAATTGACAATTGCGGCGTCCTCAATCACGTCAGTGCCTAGCACTGATGACAAAATCGTCATTGGTGGCGTAACGCATCAGATTATCCGAATGGAGACGATTGAGCAGGATAATACTGCAATTGTGTACATCTTCTTTTTAAGGAGCTGATCATGCGTGAAATTCATATTGCAAAAATCAGTTCATACGTTCGCGAAAACGTGTCCGAGCTTGTTCGCGCTATTGCGTTAGAAGCTGATGGGCAACTCAAGCAGCAAAGCCCGGTTGATACTGGTCGTTTTCGTGAAAACTGGCAAAAGCAGATTGAGCCGCTTGAAGCGTCCGTGTCAAATAATTTGCCATACGCTGAACGCTTGGCTAATGGTTGGTCCAAACAGGCACCTGAAGGCTGGGTGCAAACGATTGCAGCCAATCTAAAGCCCTACGCTGAAGCGCAGGCACGAGAAATTGAAAGGAACGATTGATGGCAAGCTCTTACAACGATGTTCGCAGCACGATCGAAGGAAGGATTGCCACCGAAATGGCTGAATCACCTTCATATCCTGTCAGCTATCAAAATGTTCCTTATACGCCACCAAATGACTCAACATGGGTGAGCACTTCTGTTCGCTTCGGTGATAACAATTACGCGACACTTTTAGGCCCTTCGACAGGTCTCAACCGTCAGGTCGGAACTTTGACCGTAAATGTATATTCACCGATCGGAGTTGGCCCTGGCGCAAACCTAGTCATTGCAGAGCGTCTGAAGGATTTATTCGATAGACAAACAGTTAATGGCATAATTTTCAATCCTGCATCAGGTCCACGCCAAGTTTTACCAGCCTCGCCAGAGGGTTATTTCCAGACTCAAACTACCATCACGTTTGAAGCCTACGTAGAATAAAGCGAAGCCACTACCGTTCAAACATCATGGCTACTGTTCTGTCCGGTACGTCCGGCGCTCTTTATTACAAACCTGCTGGCACTGACGCTGATCAGCTCGCAGCATCTGCCTTTCCTTCTTCTGGCAGTGACATCACTGTTGGAACTTATCTGGGTTTTCAGGTTGATGATCCTGTCACTTTGACTTACCCTGCTGCAGCCACTACCACTGGTGCAATTGCCGCTGGTGATTATTTTGTGTTGACCTATAACGCCAGCACTGGTGTTATGACTGTCAGCTCTACGGTTGGCGGCTCTGCTGAAACTGCAAGTGCTGCACCTACCGGCTTTGGAGGTGCTTTTGCAAGCATTAGCTATACAAACTTTGAAGCTGTCGGAGATGTCCGCGAATGGTCGTTTGAGATTACTCGCGACGAAATTGACGTGACCACGATCGGTCAAACCTTGGGTCAGTATGCACCGTTTAAGACCTACATCACTGGCTTCGCTGATGGTGAAGGTTCGGCAACGATCTACACCACCGATGATGATACTTCGATTGCCTCTCGTTTGGTCGAGGATGTGATCCAGCGTCAGCAAAACGGCGTACAGTTCAAGCTGTATATTGATCGCGTGTTGTCTTCTGGTTCGGTCGATAACACCACCAGCCGCAGCATTGAAATGGAGGCTGTGCTGACTTCAGCCAGCTTTACCGTCAATGCTGACGATGCGCAGCAAATTGAAGTTGCGTTCCGTCCTTCTGCGGTTCCTACCTTCGACTTCAGCAAGTCCTGACCATCAAATTAAACAATCAACCCCTGGCCTTGTGCTGGGGGTTTTTTGTGCGTATTATTCATTTAGTTATTGGTTTTTTCATGCCAGCTGCATCCGCAAGTCTTCGCGCTTTGGATCGTCTCAAAAAGGCAGCAAACCTTGTGCCAATTAAGCGCATTGTGACGCTGAGCAACGGTGATGAATTTGAATTTTGGAGCACTCCGCTAACGATGGCGGAACGTGAAAAAGCGCAAAAACAGGCGAACAGCGATGATGCTACGCAATTTGCATTGCAGTTGCTTGTTGCTAAAGCACAAGACGAAAACGGTCAGCGTTTATTTGCTCAAGGTCAGATTGCTGAGCTGAAGAATGATGTACGAGATGAAGACTTGCAAGCCTTGATGGTTGCATTGATTACAGGCGAAGGCAATGTTACGGAGGAAGAAGCAAAAAACTAACTAAATGCGTCAAGAATGATTATCCGCTAAGGATGATGATGCGTGTAGCTCGTGACCTGGGCTACACGTTGTCTGAATTGACGCAGCGCATGTCACGCGAAGAGATGCAGCTTTGGGTTTTACTGTATGAAGTAGAAGCAAAAGAGCAACAAGACGCGATGAGGAAAGCTAAGCGCCGGTAGAATTGAAGCACGATTAGGTCGATGCTCGTGGCTGTTGTTGCTGCTGTTCAGGTAAGAGTTGATGCTAAGAATGCACAGCAGCAGCTTCAGAGACTCAGTCAAACATCGAGCAAGCTGAACGGTGGATTCAAAACTGCCTCTACAGGCGCCCAAGGGTTAGGAGCCGCAATTAAAGGCGCATTGGCGCCAATCATTGCAGTTTCTACTGCGGTTGCTGGACTAAAAAAAAGTTTAGATACAGCGTTTGCCCGTGGTGTGGCCGAAAAAAGGCTGCAAAATCTAACAGGATCTGCGCAAGAATACGAAACGGCGCTAGCGCTTGCGGCGCAATCATCCGAGAAATTTGGCATTTCTCAGACTCAAGCTACACAATCATTGGCGGATGTTTTTTCGCGATTGAAAGGCGTTGGTTTCGGCTTGAAAGAAACGTCTCAAATTTATGACGGTTTTAACGTTATTGCCAAAGAGTCAGGTTTAGCAGGTGATGCTGCTGCAAGTGCATTTTTCCAGCTAAGCCAAGCGCTTGGTAAGGGCACGCTTAATGGCGATGAATTTGTGACTGTGTCTGAGCAGATGCCTCAACTGCTGGACAAGATCGCACAGACAACAGGCCGCAGCCGTGGCGAATTAAAGGAAATGGCGGCTGATGGAGAGATCACTAGCAAAGTTCTTTATGACGCATTATCCGGTGCCGCTGATGCGTCTGGCGACTTAAATAAAAAGCTTACTGACTCACAAAAAGCCTTTAATAGTTTGACAAAAATTTCGGATGAATTATTTAATACGCTTGGCAAAGTGTTCGCACCAGTTGTGATTAAAGGTGCTGAAGCACTTGCCTGGGCCGGTCAAAAAATTGCTGATTGGTGGGATTATTTGGCAAATCGTGTTCTCCCTAAAGCCTTAAAAATCTTAGAGCCTTTAATCCAAGAGATGCAATCAATATGGGACTCTATTCCTTGGAATGATCTACTTACAGTTATACAGAACATTTACTTGCTGGGTATTCAAACGATACTCGAAGGCTTGAAAATACTTGTGCCGATTCTGGTGTCAATCGTCCAAAAAGTCAAAGAAATTGCAGATAGTCCTGCCTTTAAATTTGTTGCAGAACAGGTAGGAAATGTTTTTAACGCTCTTGGTTTGACGAATAATCGCGTAGGCGAATTTAATAATCAACAGAAAGAAGGCGTTAAACAAGCCGCAAGTCTTAGGGACAAGTTTAGTAGCTTGCCTGAAGATGCAAGCAAAGCAACTGAAAAGCTAAAGCAATTTGTTGAATCAGCAAAGCAAGGTGTTGAAGCTCTTGAGGCGCAAAAGCGTAATGTCCAAGATCAAGAAGAAGCCTATAAAAGCTCAATGAGTGTTGTCGACGCCCGTTTAAATGCAGAGAGCCAAATCAATAGTTTGCAGAATCAGCAGCTTGAGCGTGCTTACGAACTAGCAGGCTCTTCGCAGCAACGCCTAGAAATTGCCAAGCAAATTTATCAAAACGAGATTGAAGGTGCCAAGCTTGCTTATCAGACAACGCTAAATCAAATTGAAGCTGAGCGAAACGCGCTTGAATTTAAGCGTCAAGGCGCGGTGATTGATGGGCAAATCCTTAAGGCTCGCGGAGAGATTTTAATAGCAGAAAAACAAAGCGTGGAAGCAAAGAAAGCTGCACAGGCAGAGGTGCAAAAAGCTTTAAATTCGCAAATGCAAGCTGTTCGCTTAATCGACAATCAAATTAAATCTCAGGCTGAGGTTGCTGTTTATCAAAAGCAAGCCGCAGAGGCGCAATTCAAATCGGCGGAGCTAACTGCAAGACAAAACCTTGAGCAAAAGCTTGTAAGTGAAGAGATTGGATTAACCCAATCGCAAGCTGTTAATTTATCAAACAAGTTGTCTGAGGGCGTGACAAATAGTCAAAATTTAAGCACCGGAATGGGGCAAGTAAAGAATAATACCGAGCAAACAGGAACAATGATGATTCGTGTTGCTACCGAAGCTGATCGAGCTGCAACGAGTATTGCAAGGGCGGCTGCTGCGCAACGAAGTTTAAATGCAGCAAAAGCTCAAGGCGGTGGAGGTGGCGGCGCTCAAGGCGCTGCAAATGGTGCTTATTGGCCTGGTGGCTTCCAAGCTTTTGC